CAAAAAGTAAAGGTAAGACAAATGAAATCGACCACAGAATTCATGGCCGAAAGCGAAGAGCTTGACGAACGCCGCGCTCCAAAATCCAGAAGTAAAGCTGGTGCGTCTATCAAGAAGGGCAAGTACAAGGGAAAGTTCTTGGTCATCAACAAGCTTCAAAATTCCGGTTCTGAGCCGACATTCAGCGTTTCTATTATGGCTTCGCAGACTTCCAATACGGTCTGACGCTCAAGCAAATCTTACGCTTTCAGAACTGGCGAAAATGTTTTGATACAAGTTTCGTATAAATAACTCATATACACAATCTAAGAGGTTATTACCATGTCAATCGAAAAACTAATGGAAGGCACTGAACTTTCTAAGGAAGCGCAAGAGAAGGTTTCCGAACTGTTCGAATCTGCCCTTTCCGAAAAGCAAGAAGTGATCCGTGCGGAAACGGAAGCAAAATACGAAAAGCTTGCTGAGCAATATGGCGAGTACGTCAAGTCTGAAATGGAAAGTAAGACCGACGACTACATTGCTGAAGAGCTTGTACCGATGATCGAAAAGTACATGGATTACGCTACTGGCGAATTCATGAAAGAGAACGAAGTTGCTATCGAGTCTGGCGTAAAGGTAGAGCTTGCAGAAAGCTTCCTTGGTGGTCTGTCTACCGTTGCTGAAAAGTTCAACGTAGAAGTTCCGGCTGGTAAGGATGATTATCTGGGCGAAATGGAAAGCAAGGTCGAAGACCTGCAAAAGCGCTTTGATGCCGTTCTCGAAGAAAAGAACGTACTCGAAGAATCCGTTGTCGATAGCAAGAAAGAAAAGATCATCGATTCCAAGGTTTTTGATCTGACCGAAAGCCAGAAAGAAGAGTTCGTTGGTGTTGCCGAAAAGGTTTCTTACCACAGTGACGAGCAATTCGAGCGTGCGGTTGAAGACCTTTACGAATCTTACTTCCCAGCGAATAAGAGCGAAGAGTCTGACACCATTACCGAAAAGCTTGACGAAGGTCAAGAAGCCGAAGAGCCAAAAGCTAAGTCTTGGGCCGACGAGCTTCTTTCACGATTTTAATCCATTCACAGTATAAATAACTTATATACACATTAAGAGGTATTTTTCAATGCAAGCAATTAACGAAAAGGTTAAAGGTCTAGTAGAGGATACTGAAAAGTTTCCTGCTATCACCGATAACTACCGCCGCACGGTTACCGAGCAAGCGCTGACCAACCAGATTAAGTACATGGAAGGTCTTAACGAAGCTAGTGCCGACGCTAGTTCCGGTACTTCTGGCGTAAGCAATTGGGACCCGGTTCTGATTCGCATGGTTCGTCGCTCCATGCCGCAACTGATGGCATTCGATCTGGCAGGCGTTCAGACCATGAGTGGTCCGACTGGCTCCATCTTCGCAATGCGTGCTCGCTACGACAACCAGACTGGCGACGAAGCTCTGCACAACGAAGCTAAGACTGGTCAATCCGGTACTGGTGCTAACGCTGGTGACACTTCTGGTTTCGCTGCTGACGCATTCGGTTCTAGTGATCCGGCAACTGGTACTGGCACTGGCACTGGTATGAGCCTCGCTAATGCTGAAGCTCTGGGTACTGCTAGTGGTAGTGCTTGGAACGAAATGAGCTTCACTGTTGAGCGCACAGACGTTAGCGCGAAGAGCCGTAAGCTCAAGGCTTCCTTCACTCGCGAACTGCAACACGATCTGCGTCAGATTCACGGTATGGATGCGGAGTCAGAACTGGCTAACATTCTGTCTACCGAAATCACTGCTGAAATGGACCGTGAGCTTCTACGTACTATCAACGTAGCTGCTAAGCCGGGCGCACAAGGCGCTGCTACTGCTGGTTCTTTCGACCTTGCTTCCGACTCTGACGGTCGTTGGCTCGTTGAGAAGTTCAAGGGTCTGATGTTCCAGCTTGAGCTTGAAGCTAACGCAGTTGCAAAAGCAACTCGTCGTGGTAAGGCTAACCGCGTAATCTGCTCTAGCAACGTTGCTTCTGCCCTTAACATGGCAGGCGTTCTTGAGTACAACCCCGGCATCGCGGCAAACCTGAATGTTGACGAGACAAGCACTACCTTCGCTGGTGTTCTGCTTGGCCGTTATCAGGTTCACGTTGATCCGTATGCAACTGTTGATTACATCACTGTTGGCTACAAGGGTCAAAACGCTTGGGACGCTGGTGTGTTCTACTGCCCTTACGTTCCGCTAGAAATGGTTCGTGCCGTAGGCGAAGACAGCTTCCAGCCTCGCATCGGTTTTGCAACTCGCTACGGCATCATTGCCAACCCGTATGAGTCTACCAACGCTGACGGTTCTGCCGTAGCTGGTAAGGGTCTGGGACAAGGCGAGAACGGTTACTTCCGCAAGTTCCGTGTAGAAAACGTTGCGGGCTAAACCTAGCCTATAACGAAACAAACCCCGCTTCGGCGGGGTTTTTTATTGCCTAGATTTTTCTATATCCTGCTCGATACAGGTGTCTTGCCGCATCAGCAAGAGTTACGTGCCTCGGGCAATATGGGCTATATTTCGCCTCATTCAACGCATCGCGAACCATCTGTTTAACGGCCACATCTTCTTCAGATTCGAGAACGGAAAAATAATGTTCGTGTGCCAACACCTTGAATTGTTCAAACGTGTTGTAGAATGGTCCCCGGTTTTACAATCCTTTTCTGTAGACCTTTGGCGTCCACGTTCGCAACTCCACCATACTACACTCTCCATAAAAATTTCAATTCAAATCAAACAGTTCGTCGGTCAGTCGATAGAATGCGCCCAAACTTCCTACGTTCTTCCATTCGATACTCACGCCTCTAGGAACCGGGCATTTGGTACCATTATATGAAATCCAACCATCGGCGTCTGCGTCAGCAATGCACCAAACACATGTTCCGCTTTTGTGAAACTTGATGTATTTCCAGATATGATAATCCGATTCCTCATCGAATCGAATGTGTTCTCTCGTATTCGTGTTGATCGCGTATTTGATGTTCATGCTTCCTCTTCCTCACAGTAAATAGATATACATTTAAACAACTATACCACTATACCACTATGAAAGAACTAAGTCAACATCTTGAAGAGGCTATATCTTCATTCTCTGGCTTCCTGCTGTCTAGGGTCCAAATGCCCCAGATTGACGATATCGAGGATTTCAAAACCTTCTTGTACGAGAACGATATTCGGTTCGTGTCAATCAGGCTAGAACTCGACAACTTCTTATCGAAAAATATTTTCAAGCCTACGCAAACCGACTACGACGAAAATAAGGTAGACCGGATTGTAGCAGACCTTGAAAACAAGAATCTGGATGAAGTCAAACCCGTGATCTTCAGCGAAGACGGTTATGTTCTAGACGGTCACCACAGATACTATGCGGCCAAGAAGCTTGCACTTACAAGGCCGCATAGTAAGTTTCCTATCTTAAAGGTTAATTTGCCTATCAACAAGCTCTTGGTCTCGGCTAACCAATACCAAGAGTCCTAGCGCGATCACGCTCTGAATTTAGGCTTCAACTCTAGTCTTGACAATGCTCATTAGTTCCACCGCTTGGTTCGTACTACCTGCCATGTATCCCAATCGAGCTTCGAGAATCGCTTGATATAGTAGTTGACGGAATTCGTGTTTTTGGTCCCGTATAGCTCCATCATGTTGTCCTTTTCGTTGAACACGGACAAGAAGTCTGGGCTACCGTACACGATATAGAAACCATCCTCTTCCGTATGATTGTCCTCTTGGGGCTTAAATTCTCCGTCAGGCAATTCCATACCGTTGATGATATCTTGACAGTCTTTGACTGAATATGCTTTGTATTTGAAAATAATCATGCCTGAGTTTGTCTCTCTCCAATCTTTTTATTGTTTGAATGCCAACCCACACAAAATGGGTTAGAACGTCTTACATCGCGTCTCAGAGCTTCTAAGAGCCTGACGTGAATCGCCGCCATTCGATGATAGACTTGATGTGGAAACCCCTGTTTCCGATTTCCTTCATCACCTTTTCCACGTAGTCTACCAACGCCTTCTGCCTAGTGACAACATCGTTGACAAGCTCTAGCTTATCGTCTGCGGCCATGTATTTGTCAACATCAGATTTGAGAATCTTCTCGTGTTGAAGTCCATTCTCCGCGTAGTATTTGTCCGTCTGCTTGCCCATCCAATACTTCCAGCGTTCGAGCTTAGTCTTTTCCTTGAACGAATACAGGTTCTTCAGCGTAATGGTTTCGTCCGTAAAGACGGCCAACCATTTACTGTGGCGCTTAGGCGTGTCAACAAGCGCCGTGTCTAGATTGAGTTCATCAATTTCTAAGTCTTGACCGGCCTCGGTTTTAAGGACTTCCAAGCGCTCGTCAATCTGATCTCGAATGTCGATCAACTGTTGTCTAGCCTTATCACTTACCATACGTTTCGTCAATCTCTTCGCCTGTTGATGTAATGATCTTAAATTTGTTGTATGCGAGCGTGACATTGCATACGAGAATGTTTGACTGGTCTTCGTTGACCATGAGTTCGATGCCAGTCATTTCTACCGGCAGGCAGTCTTGATACACAAACTTTGTTGATTCTCGGTTCTGACTATCCAGAGCAATGAGTTGACACGTCTTGATTTCGCTAATGTGTGCGGCATTGCTGTTCTTACATCTGAGCATCCATTTGTAGATCGTCACCATTTCGCGATAGTCTTCGGACAAGATGATAGACAGTTGAACCGGGTCATTGTCAACCTTGTTCGAAGCCACCATCAAATCCTTTGCCCCAGACGGGAAAGGCGTTTGCCCCAGAACCATGCCAGTTACGTTAGACGACTGGACGGCCATTGTCGTCTGTCGGTCTTCCCCGATTGTGAACAAGAAATTGTTTGAACGCGCTTCGTTCGCGTGTCCGATGCTGTTAGCCATGTTGGTTATCTCCAATAAATTGTTCTATACACATTTATTTAAGTGCGACAGCATGGCCGATATCAAAATTACGAAAATCAATTCTACATGGATGAAGGTCTTGTGTCAAGAGACATACCAAGAACTGGATATCCAAGACAGGTTCAGCTTTAAGATTCCTCACGCCAAGCACGATCCTCGTGTGAAGAAAGGAATCTGGGATGGGATTAAGAAGCTGTACAACCGCAAGACTAAAAGGATGCCGATAGGTTTGCTCGTGTCTTTGATCACGTTTTTGGAAAAGTGTGATTACACGTATGACATTGATCCGAATCTGTTGCCCGACGACGGAATCACAAAAGACGAAATTGCCGATGTTGTATCAGATTTGGTTAAGCCACACAAGGGCGGCGAACCTATTGAACCATATGACTACCAGATCGAGGCTGTTGAATACATGCTGAACATGGGCAGAGGCGTTTGTTTGTCTGCCACATCTTCGGGCAAGTCGTTGATCATTTATCTCGCCGTGCGATTGTACCAGCTTCTTGACGAGACGCAAGGCAAGACGATCTTCATTACCGTTCCGTCGTCTGACCTTGTGGAACAGATGTATGACGACTTTGCCGAATTTTCGCAAATGGATGACGACTGGCATGTAAACGCATGGTGTCAGAAAGTGAACATGAAGTACACCAAGTTTATTGAAAAGCAGGTGGTCATAACCACTTGGCAATCCATGAAGAAAATGAGTTTCGACGCTATCGAGAATGCGGGCGCTATCTTCGTTGACGAATGCCATACGGCCAAAGCTGATGTATTGTCTGGCATGTTGGAAAGCATGACTTCCTGCGATATCAAGCACGGTCTTACAGGCACGCTAGACGGATTCGAAGCTAACGAAACGTTTGTCGAAGGGGTGTTAGGCCCGCCGAAGCGCATCGTAACCAGTCGGGAAATCATCGACATGGGAAACGCGTCAGAAGTTGAAGTTCATGTAGTCGTGCTCGACCACAGCGAGGAAACGAGAAAGCAGTACAGGCGCGTAATGGCGAAGACGCCTAGAGAACTTCAGTACAGGGCCGAAGTCCAATTCATTGACGCGCTCGCGCACAGAAGAGACATGATCTTAGATATGATCGACAGCGTTGAAGGCAATACGTTGACCCTGTTTGACCGTGTTGAGGAATATGGGAAGGAACTACATGATCAATTCATTCTTGACCATCCTTACAGCACGTTTCTGATCGTTGGTGAGGTTGAAGGGGACGATAGAAAGGATATTCGTCATGGCATGGAAGATCAAGAAAATGCGGTTATCTTCGCGTCTTATGGAACCATGTCAACAGGTATATCTATCAACAAGTTGCACAACATGTTTCTTATTTCATCAACCAAGTCAAAAATTCGTGTCCTACAGTCTATTGGTAGAATGATGCGTAAACACAAGAGTAAAGAAGTTGGTTTCATATTTGATATCGTAGATGACCTATCTAGTGATACCAGAACTAACTTTGTGTTCAACCATGCTATCAAAAGATTAGAGTATTATAAGAAAGAACAGTTTAAGATCAAATTTCACAAAATAAAAATTTAGTTGACAAACTATTCAAAACATGTTATACTCCACTAATATACTAATAAAGAACTAATATACTAAAGAAAAATTTAGTTGACAAACTATTCAAAACATGTTATACTCCACTAATACACTAATAAAGAACTAATATACTAATAAAGAACTAATATACTAATAAAGAACTAAAGAACTAATACACTATTAGAGAACTAATATACTAATATACTAATATACTAATAAAGAACTAATAAAGAACTAAAAATTTAGTTGACAAACTATTCAAAACATGTTATACTTTATTAATACACTATTAAAGAACTAGAGACTTAGAGGAAAGATATAGTATATGGGAATTGTAAAGAAAGAAGAAATAAACGATATTGATCAAGTAGAAAGAGACTTGATTAAACAAGGTAAGCTTAAAGAGAATACAGGTAACCAGTACGTCAATAACAAGGAATTGTATAACGAGCTTATCAAATTTCATGAGAAGAAACTAGAATGTCTGGAACAGGGTCTGCCTATTCCACCATTCAACGACAAGATCGGTAGTGCAATTATACAGATTGCGACCAGACGTTGTAACTCGCGTAGTTACTATCGGTATACCAACAGTTGGAAGGAGGAAATGATCTCCAACGCAATTGCGACAGCCGCCATCAGGGGTCACAATTTTGACCCTAACAAGTCTAGTAATCCGTTCGCATACTTTACCCAGATTTGTGACTCCGCTATCAAGGAACAGATCAAGAAGGAAAAGAAGCAACTCTACATCAAGTACAAGTCTATTGACAACGCACGCGGGTACATGGCGCAGGAAGACGAGAACAGCAACGAAGACAACGTTTACCATGACGAGGTTGACATTGCGTATGAAGATAGGTTAAAGTTCATCAATGACTACGAAGATCGAAACTTCTCAAAGAAGAAGGAAGAGAGCGAAGAAGATAAGGGGATTTTTAGATGAATGCATTCGAAATATTTGTGACTATCTATATTGTGCTTTCGGCAGTGTGTTTGGCCGTCCTGTTTTTCAAAGTGGCGGACTTGGGGTGCGAAGATCGACACCTCCACAACCGAATCGACATTAACAAATGGACTGCAAAGACAAAATGAGCGACAAAATTCTTTTGCTGACGGACACGCACCTTGGGGCTAGAAACAACTCCAAGGTGTTTCGCAATTTGTTCCGTGAATATTTTCGAGACGTGGTGTTTCCATACGTGGAAGAACATCAGATCAAGACCATTCTCTTCGGTGGTGATTTCTTTGACAACCGCAACTCCATTGGTCTGAACGAAATCGACTACGTACAGACAGAGTTTGTCCCCGCGCTTGAGCGCTCGGGCGCACACATGTACGCTGTGCCGGGCAACCATGACGTTGCGTACAGAAACACCAACAGAGTCAACAGCCTGTCTATACTGAAGAACAGTCCTAACGTCACGGTATTCGAAGACGAGCTAGGCGTGATCAAGACTGGTGGCAAGACGTTCGTCATGTGCCCGTGGATCAACGACGAGAACAGAGACGAGTTGTTAGAAGACCTGCTGTTCTATGCTGGCGATGACCATATTGTGTTCGGCCACTTCGAAATTGAAGGTGCGCTGATGTACAAGAATTCAAAAGCTTGTGAACACGGCATTGATCCGGTATTCTTTGCAAAATTTCATAAAGTTCTGAGCGGGCACTTCCACCATCCGTCCACCTATGGTAACATCGAGTACATTGGTGCGGTGTTCCACCTGAATTGGCAGGACTACAATGACTGGCGCGGGTTTCATGTCTATGACCCACAAGTCAACGAGTTTGAACACGTTGAAAACGAGTTCTGTCTGTTCACCGAACTGCAATACGGGAAGGACTTGCTAGAGGCGGGCGACGACGATATTGAAACGTTGTGTGAAGGCCAGATTGTAAGAATCGTCATTGATGAAGACTATGATCGGGTCGAGCTAAAAGACTTGGTGGCTCGTGTCGAGAACTGCAAGCCCGTAAGCGTCGATATTGTGGACAACACGATTGTAGACGCTAGCGACGGGGACGAAACCAATTGGCAAGACAACACCGGAAAGGAGTTGGGTGACTACGTTGAAGAATTTCTTGCCGACAGCGACAAGAAGCAAGAGTTGGCAACCATGTTTAATCGCGTGTATGATCAGGCAAAACAGGCAATGAATGAGGTTGAATAATGACTAGACATGAAGCGGCTATAATCAGTGCGTACACCGGAATCTTTATCGGTTATTTCACGGACTTCCATCGATACGTCGAGTACCTAATGGATCGCCCTGTCATGACTTATGAACTAGATGACCCCGAAGTTTCGATCCGGATTAAGGAACTTGCCAAGCCAGATTTCATGAACATCGATGTAGCGGGTTGACATGAAAAGAAGTGAAGTTCTGGACTACATCAAGAAGAACCACAAGGGCAGATGCTTTGGTCTAGTGTTCGTCAAGGCAGACGGGACGATTCGTCGCATGAACGCTAGAAAGAAGCATGTCGCCAGTCTCAAGGGTGGCGAATACAAGGGCAAGAACCCTGACGTTATGCCCGTGTATGACAACAACAATAAAGCATGGCGGTCATTCGACGTGAATCGCTTGCTTGAACTGCACATGAACGGAAAGAAATTCAGATGGAAACCGGAGAGTGACTAATGGCGGTAGTATATGACGTTAGGAAAATGGAACTGGATACGGACGGCGACCTACATGTAAAGGTCGATGCTTGTAAGGAATGCGTATCTGTTGCCAATACGCGAGGTTACGACGAGGGTTACACCGAAGGACGTGACGACGGCCTAGAGGAATGTGATGATTGAATTCAAGGAAGTCGAGTACAAGAACATTCAGAGCGCAGGCAATCACCCGATCAAGATCAGCCTAGACCAGAGCCAGACCGTGTGCGTAGGCGGGTCTAACGGTTCCGGTAAGTCGCTGCTTTTGCAGGCCATCACGTATTGCTTGTTTGGCAAAACCTTGTCTGGGATCAAGCTTAGCCAAGCGATCAACAGCATCAACAAGAAGAACCTGTTGGTCAAGACTTCGTTTGTCCGAAATGGCGAAGACTGGCAGGTTGTGCGTGGAGAAAAGCCAAAGAAGTTCGAAATCTGGCGCAACGGCGAAACGGTCGATCAGTACGCGAACGCTAGGGATCAACAAAAGTTTTTGGAAATCATCTTAGGCATGGACTTCAAGACCTTTACCCAGATCGTGGTCTTGAACAAGGAACGCTACACCCCATTCATGGAAATGAGCGCAGCCGACCGGCGCAAAGTCGTTGAAGACGTGCTTGATATTTCTGTTTTCACGGTCATGAACGACGTGGTGAAACAAGAACTGAAGGCCATAAAGCGAGACGAAGCGAACATAGACAAAGAGCGCGAAGTCAAGCGGGCGAAAATGGACGGCCAACAACGGCTGATCGCCCAGATTCGTGAATCGATTGCGGAAGGCGAGCGAGAGATACAGAACCAAATCGACGACTACCATGCTAAAATCTGTAGAGAGCGCGACCGCATCGAAGAGGCTGATCAACAGTTGCAAGAGCTTAGCGTCAAGGGTTGGAAAGAGGTGAAAACCAAGCTCAAGGAGTTCAACTCCTTGGCAACCGACTTCGATGCGAAAGTCAAAACCGCGTCCAAAGGTTCACATTTCTTTGCCCAGAACGACCACTGTCCTACGTGCGAGCAAGGCATTGACGAGGACTTGCGTCAGGCCAAGATCAAAGAATTCGATACGCAAATCAAAGAAGTGCGGTCAACAGTTGGCGAGCTAGTAGAGGAAATCGAGAAGATCAGCCAAGAGGATCAACGGTTTGCCGAAATCGACATGGAGATCAACGAGCTTCAAAAACAGGTTCGCGACCACGAGAGAAAGATTTCTCACTTGATGGAGAGCATTGAATCTGTTGAGAACCGGGCTGACAACGGCTCTCAAGGCGAAAAACTGGAAGAGAATGTCAACCTATATGAACAGATGGACAACGCCTTAGAAGAGCTTACAGACAGTCTCAGGCAGTGCATTGCCGACAAGGAACTTTATGACGAGTTGAGAACCGTGCTGGCGGACGACGGCGTGAAGTCGTTCATCATCAAAGACTATATCGAGTTGATCAACAAGAAGATCAATGACTACCTGAATTCGATGGGCTTCTATCTCAACATGCGGATAGACGAGAACTTCAGAGAGTCGTTCCATTCGATCAACCGAGACGGGTTCACGTATGAGAACTTGTCCACAGGCCAGAAGACTAGGGTCAGTATCGCTATCTGGTTGGCGCTCCTAGAGGTGGCGAGCGTGAAGAACAGCGTCAGCACCAACCTAGTAATGATTGACGAAATTTTGGAGCCGCTTGATGCCGAAGGGGTCAAGGACGTGATGCGTTTGTTTGCGGACAAGCTCAAACACAAGAACGTGTTCGTCATTACGCAAAGGTTTGACGAGTTTGAGGACATGTTTGAATCCGCGCTCAAATTCAGTCTCAACAACGGATTCACCGAAATGGAGGTTGCATGATGTAGCAGTTTTTGATATGATGACCGGATTATAACCTGAAGTTGAAATAAGAGGAAACCCATGAGCATGAATCTATCTGCCGAAACGCTTAGCGCTTTCAAAAAACTGTATGAAGTGGATCAATCACTGAAGATCGATTGTGAGGCCGTTGCCGAGGGTGGCGGCACCATCCTTCGCTCCAAGAGCGAGAACAACACCATGATGGCGCGCATGACCGTCCCAGACGAGTTTCCGCGCAACGTCCATATCTATGACTTGCGCGAGTTCATTTCTGTCATCAACATCGTGAATGATCCTAAGCTCGACTTCGATGACAGTCGCTTCGTTCTTATCGAGAGCGAGCAAGGCGATCAGCAGCTTCGCTATCTGGAAACGAATGCGAAAATGATCACGTCTTTCATTGATAAGGATTTGGAACTAAAGAGTTCCGACGTAGAGCTAGTCGTTACTGAAAAGCAACTCAAGTCCGTTCTGACCGCTGCTCAGACAATGCGTCTTGCATACGTGGGTTTCATCGGAGACGGCGAAAATGTTCGGTTCACGGCGTTCAACAAAAACGACGGAGACGAAAGCGAGACGAACAAGTTTAGCGTGAATGTAGGTAAAACAGACCTGACGTTCCGAATGTTCTACAAGCTGGAAGTCCACAACCTGAATGTGCTACAATCCGAAGGCGATCTTGCGTTTACCCTAGACGGGAAAAAGAAGATTTCCACTGTCGTTACCGAGAGCGGTAAGACGTTCTGGATCGCATTTGATTCGAATAGTGAAATCGAGGGCTGATATGAGTTTGGACGCAAACATGAGGGAACCCCTCTGGGTGGAACGATATCGCCCGACCAAGATCGAAGACTGTATTCTCAAGACGGACGCTCAAAGGGTGTTGTCATCTATTGTCGAAGATGGTCATGTACCGAACATGTTGTTCTATGGTCCACCGGGCACGGGCAAAACCACGGCGGCAAAGGCATTGTGTCAAGAGCTTGGTCTAGACTGGACCGTTGTCAACGCGTCTAACGAGCGTGGCCTCGACATGATCCGCGAAAAGATTTACGGTTTTGCGTCTACGGTAAGCCTTGGCGGCAATGGTAAATGCTTCATCCTAGACGAAGCGGATTACCTCACGCCTAATGCTCAGTCGGCATTGCGTGCGGCTAGTGAAGAGCTTTCAAGCAATTGTTCGTTTGTCATGACAGCGAACTATCCTAACCGGATCATCGAAGCTCTGCACTCGCGCTTTACCGGCATGGATTTCTCCGCGTCTAAACAAGACTCCGAGAGGATGCAGGCCGAATTCTTCTTTCGCCTGACTGAAATCCTGTTTAACGAAAGCGTGGAGTATGACGAGCGCGTGTTGGCGGAAGTCGTGTCTAAGTTCTTCCCTGATAACCGCAAGATTTTGAACAAGCTTCAGCACTA